TCATTGTGGTTTTTCTTGTTTGAATTGAAGCTGACTAAACTCTTTGAAACGGATGATCTGGTCACCTGCCCACTCATTCACTGTGTTTGCAAATAAATTCTGAAGTGGAACAATCTCGGAATACCAATATGCTTCACGCGCTTCACTTATAGATCCGAATCCACCAGCATTGGATGGAATGATGCCGAGTAATTGTGGTGGGGTACGTTGGGATGCAAGTACATCATCACGTGTAACGTTTTTAATATTCAAGAATTCATCTTTAGCAGCCAATTCACTGATAGGAATAAGCTGCAACCCATCCTTTTTTCCACCAGGTGCATGAAGGAATAAATTCCGAAAGTTACCTGGACCACGTGAATCTTTCATGGCCTGTTTCAGACCCTCCACATCATCATCATCAATACCTGAGTCAGTCATATACAAGATGAAGCCAGCATGAGATCCATTGTTATAATATTTGCGACGGAATAAAGTCGCCGATTCATTCAACCAAACTGACTGAAGCGCAGCGATATATTCAGGAGTACCATAGATTTCTTGGTCGACATCAATGCCTTTGATGTGGCAAACGGTACCAGGTTTAAAAATATGTTCTTCAAACCCATTCAGCAATTGTAAAAATTCATTAGATCTTTTCATGCGTCTGGTGTATTTGGCCATGAGTCCGTCATAGTGATGTGGTTCATTCAAACGATTATCGATCTGTTGCAGGTAACCATTACCAAAAACTAAATAATCAAATGCAATGCGTTCAAACTCTGAAGACTTGATCAATTTATTTGGGATAAATGATGATACCAGTTGATTCTTTTTATAAAACACTGCAGTCGACAAATAAGGCATCGCTTTAAATGATTTCGCCAAAGCATTCATACTGATATGTGGCTCGTAATAATTACCACATAACCATGTTTCATAAAATTGTGATAAGTCACGGCCATTCATCACCGGTTCAGCGTCACCGAATGTAAATGCCTGCACTTTGCTGTCGGACATTAGTAAATCTCCATAGAGGATTTTTTAGATTTTGTTTGGTCATCAAGGGTTAAAGGCTCATTAGCAAACGCATGGAAAATGGCAAAAGCCAAATCAGCATGACCAATGTTTTCTGCACGTGAGGCTTCAAATGTCATTTGTCTTTGTGAAGCTGTCAGTGTTTTGCGAATCGCCATAATAGACATGGCCACGTCAGTGGATCCGGCATCAAATTCAAAACGTTCTTTGTTAATCACATCCATGGCTTTCATAACCAATTGTGTTTTTACATCGACGCTATAATTGAAGGTCGTTAAATTAGGGAAGAAATCAAGAACCAATTGAGCCACACCAGTACCCATACCTGACTTGTCTAAGCCGATATATTTGACGTTATATTTGGTCGTTAATTTTTTGATGTATTGTGCTTGGCTGGCAAAGTCCATGCCTTTGAATTGATGATGTTCAAGCAATCTGAATTTAGGATAATCAGGTTCAGGTGGTGCAATGACCACAAGCCCTGCACTGTCACCACTTTCTGCTGGATCGTATCCAATCCAAACTGGCTTATTTCCGAATGGACGTAAAGCCAAAGGCTTAAAATCTTTGGACCATACTTCCCATGAATCGACCATGCACGGCTGAATGACGGACAGTGGAAAAACACTGTGACCATCATCGACAAATTCACACATATATAAATTTGCGAATTCTTCAGGACTGTTTTCGGCAATTAATTCTTCAATATCAAATAAGTCACAGCCTTGGCGTTCAGCATCTTGAATATTGACAATATGTCGCCACATTTTGTCGCCACATAATGCACCGTCTCTTAAATTTGCATGACTGGTGTCGATCTCAACTCGATTTTCTTTGGTGCGACCTTTATTAAATGCGTCCCCTGTCCAGAATGCGTGTGCTTCATGAGTTTTACTGGAAGGTGTACTGAAATAAGTCTTTTTATATTGTTTTTGGGCAGCCATTGCCGATGCAACTTTTTTCAAAGTAGCAAAGCCATGCACCCAGAAAAATTCGTCAAAATACAAATCGCCATGATATGACTGAGCTGTTTTTGCATTGGTACCCAAGAAAATCAGCTGAACTGTATTACCACATGGCAATGTGATAGAAATCGGATCACCTTGCAGATCAATCTCAATAGATTGCATGACAAAGTTTTTGATGTATGTTTTAAAACCATGTGCCTGGGCTTTAGAGGCAGATAGAAAAATTTGATTTCGACCAGTAGTAACAGCTTTAATCAATGCTTCACGTGCAAAATAGAATGTCGCACCAATCTGACGTGATTTTAGTACAGCACGGTTACGTTGTTCACGTGCTCGGTACCATACTTTTTGATATTCAAATAAACCGTCGTCAAAGTCTTCACATAGTTTTTCTATTTGTTCTTCTGTCAGTTGATTTTTAGCAATTGGCTTTCGTGGACCTGAAGTTCTGTTTTTAAGTTTTGGATTAAGATCGGTTTCATTCCCACCGTTGGAATACTTGTCAATACGTGCCATACGCTCCAGCTGGCGCATGAGCAAATCAATTTCCTTGAAATCACCTGGTGTTTTTTTCTCAAGAATGATCAGCTTTACAAGTTGAGCCTCTAAGGCTTGTGCAACACGCCCTGCTGGTGCATCTTTTTCCCATTCGTCACGAGCTTTCCATGCATGCACATTTTTATCGTTTTCTTTTAAGAATTCTGCAATCGAGCTGATTCGCCACCCCATCCAATACAAAAATTTGGCAGTGAGACGGTTATCAAAGGTCAAGTTTGTCGGGGTATTAAGTGCTTTATCCATTGGCTCATTAAGCCAATACATAAGCATTTATTCATTTCGGTGAAATTGTGAAAACTGTTTTCACAAGTGGGTTTTATTGATTCTTTTTCCTGTAATTCCGATTCTGCTAACTACTTTAAATAGATTTTATCTATAGACAATAGACACAGGATTCAGAAATGAAGAAATCCAAATTTTTCCGTGTTGCCGTAGCTGGATCCACGACTGATGGTCGCGTGATTGAGGCAACATGGATTCAACAGATGGCCAAAAACTACAGTCAAGATATTTACATAGCATTAGGTAATTTAGAACATTTTCGTTCAATTAATCCTGATAGTACTTTTGGCACATATGCAAAAGTAATTGCATTAAAGGCTGAAGAAGTTGAAATCAACGGTGCTAAAAAATGGGCATTGTTTGCACAAGTTGATGCATATGATGAATTGATTGAACTGCATAAGCGTGGTCAAAAGTTATTTACTTCAATTGAAGTAAACCCAAATTTTGCTGACACTGGAGAAGCATATCTTGTAGGACTTGCTTTTACTGATACGCCTGCCTCATTAGGTACTCAGATCATGGAGTTCGCATCAAAAAATCCAGAAGCAAACCCATTTGTTGGTAAAAAACAGGATAAAAATAATTTATTTACTGCTGCTGAAGAAGCTGATCTCCAATTTGAAGATGGCCAAGATGCACCAGCAAAAGGTCTGTTTTCTAAAGTTTTGGATTGGTTAAAGCCACAACAAGAACAACAAGAAAATCAAAATAAAGACCAATTCAAAGAAGTTGCAGACTCACTTGAAGCGATTGCTAAAACATTTGGTGAAAATCAAACCAAGTTGAAAAAGGTCGATACAAGTTATTCAGAACTGCATAACAAGCATTCTAAATTGGAAAAAGAATTCAATGACCTTAAAGCCAAGCTTGAAGGTGAAGAAAATCCAAGCACACCTTCTGCACCTGAAAACACTGGCAACTTCTCTGAACAAATCGAGTGCTAAGAGTTTCAATACTGTCAGCAGTCTATAAATATTGCTTATAAGCGAGAAAAAAATGCGTAACGATACACGTAAAAAATTTAATCATAGTTTGGCAAAGGTTGCTGAACTAAACGGTGTTGAGTCTGCACAGGTGCAATTCACTGTAGCACCAGCACCGGCACAAAAAATGGAAGAAAAAATTCAGGCTTCAAGCGAATTTCTTCAAAAGATTAATGTCGTTCCTGTTGAAGCACAAACAGGTGAAGCGATTGGTTTATCTGTCAATTCAACGATTGCAGGTCGCACCGACACATCTGGCAATGGCGAACGAAATCCAACTGATCCGACTGGTTTTGGTGTGGACAAATACGAATGTAAACAGACCAATTTTGATGTCGCGATTACATATGCAAAACTTGATGCTTGGGCACCGTTTGCAGACTTCCATCAACGTTGGACAAATGCCGTTGCAAAAGCAATTGGTTTAGACCGTATCATGATCGGTTTCAATGGTACCTCTGCTGCTGAAACCACTGATCGGGTTGCCAATCCAAAACTGCAGGATGTGAACATTGGCTGGTTGCAAAAAATCCGTACCAATGCACCTGATCGTGTGATGTCAGCAGTCACCGTTGGTGCAGCTGGCACATATAAAAACTTAGATGCTTTGGTAGTGGATGCAGTCAATGAACTCATTGATGAAGTACATCAAGATGATACGGATCTTGTAGTGATCTGTGGACGTTCACTCTTGGCAGACAAAAACTTCCCAATGGTGAATGATGCGTCTGACAATACCAATGTATTGGCTGGTCAAGTATTGTTAAGCCAAAAACAAATTGGTGGTTTACCTGCAGCACGTGTACCACACTTCCCTGACAATGCACTTTTGATCACGTCTTTTGACAACCTGTCAATCTACTATCAAAAAGATGCAAAGCGTCGTTACATTCAGGAAAAACCAAGCAAAAACCGCATTGAAGATTATCAATCTTCAAATGAAGCGTATGTGATCGAAGCATACGAAAAAGTTGCATTGGTTGAAGGCATCACAATTCAATAAGAGGTGATTTATGTTGAGTCCAGCTCGACGACATCGCCTACAGGCTTTGGCAGCGAAAGAAGCTGCCAAGGCTGATGAATTTGGTGGTGTACGTCCAGACGCAAGCGTCTATCAATTACAACTGACCGAACTCAAAAATGATATTCATGTCTTGCGTTCAATTCAGTCACAAGAAAAACGTGCTGAAGCAAAAAAAGAATTAATTCCAAAGCATATGCCATATGTGTTGGGCGTCGTTCAATCGGGTGCAAAAGTTGAACAAGATGAAGTGATTACGACAATCATGTTGTGGTGCTTTGACTGTTGCTTGTTTGAACAAGGTTTAAGTATTGCCGAATATGCTTTAGAACAGAACCTAAAAATGCCTGATTCTTTTAGCCGTTCTACTGCAACTATTGTTGCTGAAGAAATTGGTAATGCAGCGCGTATTGCTTATAAGCAAGGCGAAATATTCAAAATAAATATTTTAGAAAAGGCTCATAAGATCACTACCTCATTTGATATGCCTGATGAAGTACGTGCCAAGTTATTAGTGGCATTAGGTCGATCATACTTACAAAGTGACTTATACCATTTAGCTGTTCTTTTCCTTAAATCTGCAATTGCTAAGCATGAAAAATGTGGCGGTAAGCAAGATTTACAAAAAGCTGAAAAGCTATTGAAAGAACAATCAAAAAATTCACCTGAACCGATGCTGAATGCTGATGGTTCACAGGTCGTCGATGATCAAGGCAACTTGATGTTTCATCCGACGTAACGAGTGCCAAGCACCCACCGAGGGGCAGATCTGACCAAATACAAACATTCTTATGTTCTGTTTTTGGCTCAGATCTCCACCCCTCACCAAACCGAGAATAAAAATGTCTGGATTAATTGCTAACGGTACATTTTCAAATCAGGACGTTGTAATCAATAGTGATCCGTTCTTTCCATCGGTATCAAGCAACCATGTCCGTGAAGTTTTGCGTTTAGATTCAAGTGTTACTAATCAACGTCTTATTTCAGCTATAGAAGCAGCTGTAATTCATGTTAATGAACAACTGGAAAGTTTACTCAGCAAAGCCCCTACGTTAGTAGAAATTACAACTAAACAGGTCAATGGAAAGCCTATTGCTGCTGTTTTGTATTTCCGTGCAGTTGCTGCAGCTGCTGGTGCAGAACTTTGCGAACGTTACCGGTCTTATGACACTACAAACAACGGTAGCCAAAAAGCTGAAGAACTGACACCGACGATTGATGACTATAAACGTGATTTGCGTTTTGCCATCCGCGATATAAAAAAAGTACGTCGACTAAATGTGGAGTTGGTTTAGATGAAAGAGATCTATGCAATCCAATACGACACTGTTGACGCAATTTGTTGGCGCGAATATGGCCGTAGCACTGGTGTAGTTGAACGAGTATTGGAAGCAAATCCACATCTTTCAGAATTTGGTCCATTCATTCCAATGGGTACCAAAATCCAATTACCAGACATTCCTACTCCACAAAATAAAGTTCAAAGCGTTCAGCTTTGGGATTGAGAAGATTTATGCCAGAACCAACAACCTCTACAGCAACCATTGCTACTCTAAGTGCAGTGTCATTGCTTCCATTTATAAATGGTAATGCGTTGCTAGGTGCAGTACTTGGGGCAGCATTTATTGCAACTTTTGAAAAAGATTTAAATGCTTACCAACGTATTCGCAATATGTTATTGGCCACTGGTATTGGTTATATCAGTGCACCACTCATTACAGAACATACATTATTAAAAGCTGATGCAGTTGCAGCCCTTATCACTTCAACACTTTGTTTATTCATATTAATCAAGGTAGTTGATTGGGTTAAAACTGCAAAGCTATCAGATATTTTGAACATCTTTCGAGGTGGCAAGTCATGATCGAATTGTTATTTCAAACCGTTGCTGTTTTAGCTTATCTCATTTGCGGTTTTCGTATTGCAACCTTTAGTCATGGTGGAAATTTCCACCGTGGCTATTCCTTCTTTGCAGCAACTTTAATTGCAGCATTTTTAGGCCAATCGGTGCATATCTTATTTTTTAAGGATCCAGTTACGCTTTGGGATGCAATCTTTGCAATCCTTCTTGCAGTACTCATCTGGCGAACAAAAGGTAATGTGGCCAAACTCATTTGGAGTACGACATGATTTTAAAATTTGGTTCAAAAGGTGATGCCGTAGCAACTCTTCAAAAGCAATTGGCTAAGATGGGTTACAAGGGTGTTAAAGATAAACCACTTTCGGTTGATGGTCATTTCGGTGAAAGTACTGAATTTGCAGTGATTCAGCTCCAGCGTAAATTTGGCCTAGTTGCTGACGGTAAGGTCGGTGATAAAACTCGCCAAGCTTTAGCTGGTGATTCAGTAAGTAAGTTTTTAAAAGATGAAGACTATAAAAAAGCTGCAATACGTTTAAAAGTTCCTGAATTAGTTATTCGAGTTTTCGGAGCCGTGGAAGGTCTTGGTGTAGGTTTTCTACCAAATGGGAAAGCCAAAATTTTATTTGAACGACATCGAATGTATTTTTACTTATGCCAGGCATTAGGTAAAACATTTGCTAATTCTCAGGTAAAAATTACTCCAAATATAGTGAATACATTAACTGGAGGTTACAAAGGTGGTGCAGCTGAATATACACGTTTAAGTATGGCTATAAATATTCATAAAGAATCTGCCCTAATGTCTACTAGCTGGGGACAATTTCAAATCATGGGTGAAAACTGGAAAGATCTCGGTTATTCATCTGTTCAAGAATTTGTTGATCAACAGCAACTTAATGAAGGTAACCAACTCGAAGCGTTTATTCGCTTTATTGAGTGGAAACCTGGCTTATTAGAAGCCTTACGCAAACAAGATTGGGATACTGTCTTTACACTTTATAACGGCAAAAATTATAAAAAACTTGGCTACCAAGCGAAATTCCAAAAAGAATGGGATCACCTTGAGCCTATTTATCGTGAGAAGACTGCAGCATGAAAAAGCCCCATGCTTTACGTGAATATTTGCTAAATGCGATTCCGGATCTACCACAGGATCCGGATCGCTTACTCATCTTTGCTAATGACGGTAAATTAATGAGTACTGCAGCAAATGGATATAGCTTTGAAATGGCCTATACACTAGATATGATCATTACTGATTATGCTGGTGATGTCGATGTGTTTGGCGTTGTACTTTTCACCTGGATTATGGACAACCAATCCGAACTCATGGCCAATTTAAATAAAGTAGAAGAAGCCATTACTTTTGAAGCTGAACTCATTGATAACAGCAAATATGATCTGCATTTTAAAATACCTTTAACTGAACGTGTCATTGTGAAAAAGAATGCTGAAGGTAAATTTGAGATCTCATATCCCACTGAACCACAATATACTGAATTCGGTCCACCTACAGATTTTGAATTAATAGATAAGGATGGATCTACACTTGCAACCTGGCGTACAGCTGATATGCAAGGACGTTCATTGGATATGCCCTTTCCAGGTAAAAGCCCATGAACAACATTCAGGATCTTGCTCTTTATCTGCAGCCATTATTGGATCGATTGTCTCCAGGTGAAAGGGCAAAACTGGCTAAGAATATTGGACGAGATCTTCGTACAAGCCAACGCCAACGTATTACAGCACAACAAAATCCCGATGGTTCATCATATACAGCTAGACGTACACGCTTACGTGACCAGAAAGGAAAAATTAAAAGAAAAATGTTCTCTCGGATTAAATCCAATACCCACTTAAAAGTATTAAGTAATAGTGAATCAATTGCCGTAGGTTTTATTGGACGTATTAATCGAATTGCGAAGGTACATCAATACGGATTAAGAGACAGAGCTACCAGATCTGCCCCTGATACAGTTTACCCAAAACGTGAATTATTAGGATTTACAGATAAAGAAATTAATCTGGTTGAGTCATCATTCATTAAGCACATCAATATTAAGTAGCTCAACTTGTGAAAACCATTTTCACAAGCTCCAATTGCTGAAAACAAAAAAACTCTAACGCAAAGTGTTGGCATGAATGCTGACATTAATCGTCGTCTTGAAAATCTGATTCGCTTCGGAACTATCAAGACCATAAATCCGTCTAAACCAATTCCCCTTGTCACTGTAGATCTTGACGATATCGTTACGCCTGAAATTCGCTTTTTTAATGCACGTTCGATGATGGGTTAGTGCTTGAATCAACTTATGGTGGTTTAGATCTTCTGACACTCCGTCAATTTGGTATGGAAAAAATTGACGGTGTTTATCTCCGTTTTGCTGGGGCATACCAGCGCGATGACGATAGCGAATATGATGCCGTAGAAGTAGTTGTTAAAGGCCGTCATGAAGAAATTGATGGTGGTGAATCAACACCTGGCGAAGACACAGAACATAAAGTCGTGACCAACTGTGTTTACTATAAGCTGACAGTGAATGGGGTTGTTGAAGTCGAAATTGACATTCTTGGCATGAAAGAAGTGATCGGTGGCGTAGATCGTCTTGAAAAACAACGCAACATCTTAGGCATTATTTAAGTTTCCTTCCCTTCTGTAGTCCAGTACTGCAGAAGGTTTTTTATTTAACTTTTAGGATATTTCCAAATGAATCAAATTGATCAAGCGATTAACCAGGAACAAATTAAAAACCCAAATGAAGAAGTGGTGACTTTAGAAGAGCCAATTCGTATGGGCGACCAGATGATTACTCAAGTCACCATCCGTAAACCAGGTGTAAAAGCATTAAGTGGTACCAGTCTTCAGGCTATTTACCAGCATGATGTAGATGCTCTTTGTAAAGTACTACCACGCGTTACTTCACCAGCACTGACACCTCAGCAGATCTACCAAATGGACCCTGTAGATTTTGCCAATTTAGGAGGGCATTTGGTCACTTTTTTGTACCCGAAAGCCTTACAGAAGGAAATCAAGGCTCAGACAGCTTAGAGCTGGTCGATGATGTAGATGAGGCAATAGCTAATATTGCCGTCATCTTCCATTGGCCACCAAGTACCTATGATGACATGGATATTGTTGAATTGAGTAAATGGCATCGTAGAGCAATCAAAAGAAATCAAACTAACTAATTAGAGTCCACCAATGGCAGATTTAAAATTAGAAGTCCTATTTAATGCAGTTGATAAATTATCTGGCCCTATAAAAACAATCGTTGGTGGCTCTAAAACCTTATCAGATGCCTTTAAAAAGACTTCATCTGAACTAAAGGCACTAGAAGCCCAACAACGCAAAATTTCAGGCTTCAGACAACTTAAAGAACAATCTGAAAAAACTGCTCAGGCCATTGAACAGAATAAGGAAACTCTTAAACAGCTCAAAACGGCTATGAATATTGGTGCCCCTACTGAGCAAATGGTTAAAGATCTCGCACGTGCTGAAGCAGCACAGAAACGTCTGAAGGCAGCTCAAAAAAACCAAGGTACTGAAATGACGGCTTTAGTCCGTGAACTTAATCAGGCTGGTATCAGTGTTGACAACCTGGCTGATGATGAATCTGAGCTGAAGAATAAAATCCATCTCACCACAATGGAAATTAACAAACAAAAAGAATCTTTAGAACGTCACCAGAAAGCCCAGAAGCAATATGAACAAATGCAAGGACGTATGGCCAAAGCTTCAGATCTGGCCAAGAAGGGCCTAATGGTTGCTGGTGCTGGAGCAGCTGCAATGGCTATTCCGGTACACCTAGCAATTGACTATGAATCTGCAATGGCTGATGTGAAAAAGGTCGTCAATTTTGAAACCCCTCAACAGTTCAAAATCATGGGTGATGACATTATCCGGTTATCAACCAAACTCCCTATGGCTGCCAAGGATATTGCAGCTATTGTTGCAGCCGGTGGCCAATCTGGAATTGCAAAAAATGAACTACTTGGATTTGCAGAATCTGCAGTAAAAATGGGCGTTGCTTTTGACATTTCTGCTCAAGAGTCAGGTCAAGCTATGGCAGAAATGCGTACAGCTTTTAAAATGTCCCAAACAGAAGTCGTCTCACTTGCTGACAAAATTAATTACCTGGGCAATAACACTCCAGCTGCAGCAAAAGGCATCATGGATATTGTTCAACGTATTGGGCCTCTCGGTGAAGTTGGTGGTTTTGCTTCTGGATCTATTGCAGCACTTGGTGCCACCATCCGGGGAATGGGTGTTGCAGAAGAAATTGCCGCGACCGGTATCAAGAATATGATGCTTGCTTTAGTTGCTGGAGAATCTGCAACTAAAGGTCAGAGAGCTGCTTATAAAGATCTAGGCCTAGATGCTGGCCAAGTCGCTAAAGATATGCAAATTGATGCTGAAGCCACAACTTTAAAAGTAATCAAATCAATTTCTAAATTAGATAAATATAAACAGGCTGCAACCTTAAAAGAGCTTTTTGGATCTGAGTCATTAGGTTCAATTGCACCATTGCTTACCAATATGGAGGCGCTTGAAAAGAACCTATCAATGGTAGGTGATAAATCTAAGTATGCTGGTTCAATGCAAGCTGAATATGCCGCACGTGCAGCAACTACGGCCAATAATATTCAGTTGGCCAAGAACCAAGTAGCAGGCCTAGCAATCAATATTGGTAACGTGCTTCTGCCTCCAATTAATACCATGCTTGGTAAATTCACTGCTGTGATGACAGTTGTTCAAGATTGGGCATCACGCAACCCGGCATTAGCCTCAACACTGGTAAAAATTGCTGTTGGAGGTATAGCTATTATTGGGATTATAAGCGCTTTATCACTTGGAGTTTTAGCGTTACTTGGTCCACTTGCTATGCTCAAAATGACCTTTTCCACATTAGGCATTGGGTTTAGTGCTTTAGGAGCAATTTTCTCTCCAGCTGGTTTAGTCATCCTTGGCGTTATTGCAGCCGTAGCTGGAGCTGCTTATCTCATTTATAAGAATTGGGAACCTATCAAAGGATTCTTTGTGGGCATTTGGAATACGGTTAAAACTGCCTTCAATGGTGGTATTACTGGAGTATCAGCCCTAATTATTAACTGGTCCCCTATTGGGCTTTTCTATGCTGCATTTGCAAAAGTCTTGTCCTGGTTCGGTGTGGAACTGCCAGCGAAATTCACAGGCTTTGGCGCAATGATTTTAACCGGTTTAAAAAACGGGATTATGTCCAAAATTGGTGAAGTAAAAGCAGCTCTCTCCGGAGCAGTCACAGGCGTCATTGATAAGGCCAGAAACATCCTGGGCATCCACTCCCCCTCTCGTGTGTTTATGGGCATTGGTGATTACACGATGCAGGGCATGGCATTAGGTATTTCTCAGAACCATAACTTACCTGTTAGAGCCACACAGCAAGCTACGCAGAATGTAATTGGTACTGGTACCACAGCAAAGGTTACACCAGTGACACCGATCCGAGCACAGCGTGGTGGCAGCTACATTAGTAATGACACCATACAAATCACAATTAAGGCAGAGCACGGACAACCGGTTCGTGAAACTGCACGTGCGTTACGAGCTGAAATGGTACGTCTCCAACAAGAAGAACGCGATGCTCGTCGTAGATTCTTAACTGATACGGAGTAAACAAAATGATGATGGCATTAGGGCTGTTTGTATTTTCATTACGAACAGCTGCATATCAAGAATTGCAACGTGTTACTAGCTGGAGACATCCGAGTAATAGCCGGGTTGGGTCTACCCCAGCTTATCAGTTTACTGGTAAAGGTGAGGACACTATTACCCTGAAGGGAGAAATCTACCACGAACTGACCAACAACCGAATTGTATTAGATCAAGTTCGTCGTATGGCAGATACAGGTATGGCTTATACCCTAATCGAAGGTACTGGCAAGATTTATGGCCTAGTGATTATTGAAAATATGGAAGAGACAAAAACCTATTTCTTTAAAGATGGTGCAGCACGTAAAACAGAATTTACCCTGACACTAAAAATCGTTAAGGAGTGGAAACCAACTTTAATAGGAACGCTTCTAGGCATGGCTGGTGGCGTAGCAAATAGGTTGATATAAATGTTTAATCAGATCACCAACAAACTAAAAGACGCAGCTGAGTCATATCAGTCTGAAACTGAATATCCTTTCCCAATTTATCGCCTAGAAGTAGATGGTAATGACATCTCCCCTCTCGTTGTCGACCGTTTAATTTCACTTACTATTAAAGACAATCGTGGTCTTGTTGTGGACTCTGTCGACATTGATCTTGATGATTCTGATGGGCAATTAGAAATTCCACCTGAAGGCGCAATTATCCAAGTGTGGATTGGCTGGTCAAATACAGGCTTGGTCGACAAAGGGAAATACAAAGTTGAATCAGTCACTCATCGCGGTGCACCAGATATATTAAGCATTTCAGCATTTAGTAATGATGTATCTGAAGGTTTAAAACAAAAGCGTGAACGTAGCTTTAGTAGTAAAACAATCCAGGTAATTTTTGAAACCGTTGGTGCTGAATATGCCCTTAAAACAATTGTGCATGACACACTGGCCAAACGGGTAATTTCATATATTGCGCAGAATGAAAGTGATGCAAATCTGATTACCCGGATAGCTGATGAACATGATGCTATTGCTACCGTAAAAAATGGCCATTTAATTTTATTGCCTCGTGGAGCCAGTCAAACCGTTTCCGGATTACCACTTCCTACGGCCCAAATTTTTCGATCAGATGGAGATGGCCACAATTACACGACTGGTACTGGTACTGACAGAATCACGGGTGTTAAAGCCTATTATTACGATACCGGTAAATCTAAAAAGTTGTATGTCGTAATTGGTGACAATGAAGACAATCTAAAAGAGATCCGCTACGTCCACCGTGACAAAAAAACGGCTGAATTAGCTGCTCAGGCTGAATATAACCGGTGCAAACGTGCATCTCAAAAATTGTCTTATACCTTTGCCTTTGGCCAACCTGAACTTATCCCGGAACAAGAGTTTGTATTCACCGGTTTAAAACCACAGATTGATGACATTGTATGGCTTGGCACCAATGTCACTCATAATTTAACTGATAGTGGCTTTACTACGAATGTTGAACTGGAAGCACAGTTGCCGAATGCTGATGATGTCTCAACTCTTTTTGAACCAGATAAAGAGGGAGATAAAGTATTAAGGAAAAAAAATAAAAAACGGACTGGTCGGAACTATGCTGACTACACCGGAGTAATCGTTTTTTATCGTGAGAATGGTAAAGATCTCAAACTTACATCTGGGGATCAGAGCAATCCCTTAAAGCTCATCAAAATATATAAAACTAAAAAGACAGCGACCATTGCTTTAAAGAGGGAACAAGCCCGAATAGATAAAGCTAAGAAGGTTAAATAAAAAAAATCCTTGCTTGGGGTAAAGCAAGGACTAAAAACAATAATCAATTTTCGATACAAATTATTATAAATCACCATTTATAGTGATTTTGTTATAAAATCGTAATTAATTAAACCAATAGGTAACGAAATGGCTCGACCTCGTTCACGTTATAAATGCCCCCATTGTGGTGAACCTTTTGCAATACGTTCAAGTGATGCATTAAGTCCACTACTCCGTATGTTCCAGGCACAGTGCCAAAATCTGAATTGTGGCTTTACAGCTCAAGGCTACATGGAATTGAAGTTCCAGCTTTCACCTCCAGCCCAACCAAATCCTGAAATTAATTTACCTACTCCGGACCGCACTTGGAAAATGGAGCCAGCATGACAGATAAAATCGATATTGCACAAGAATTACAACTTAAACAGGTTCAAATTCAGCCTAAAGACTTTAGCCGCCCTTCTCTTACTGAATGTGAAGAATGTGGAAATGATATTCCTATTGAGCGTCAGCGCTATGGTTCTGTAACTCTTTGTGTTGAATGTAAAAATACACAAGAAAAACTTTCTAAGCGGTACTATTAAATGACAAATTTCTTCATATTTTTTATTATCGTTTTCATATTATCACTACTCATCTTGTGGATGATGTTGGATTATCAATTCACCAGATATATTCGTACAATAAAAGTTGCTCAGCTAGGAAACATGGATCCTAGTTCAGTTCTCACTGATGAAATACGAATCAATCAAAATTCAGAATCGACATCAAGGGGTACAAAAATGTGGCTATACCCAGCCCTTATCGGATTAATCATTGGTGTAATGATCAGTGGTTCATTATTCCTCTATGTCTTTGGATAAAACAAAGCCCCTTCTATTGGGGCCTTATTTTATAAATTAATTTGTAATTTTTTCCTGATACCAGCCATCAACATAATTACCTTCCGTACCTGTATGTTTAACTTCACAATTAAATTGAAGTCCTGTTTTACCCAAGAATCCAGATACATGTTCAGGTTTATCAGTCATTGGATCTAAAGCTTCACCAGTTTTACTTTTGATTGAAGCTAAGCACTCTTCCATTGAGTTAAATTTTGCACTCATTATTTGTGGTTCAGGTTCATTTGAACAGCCAACAAAACTTAGTGAACAAATCATTAAACATAAAAACTTTTTCATTAATTTTCTTCCAAAACTTTCACAAAATCATCTTCAGTCAAAATACGAATATTTGCACCATCTTTTTGCCACTTCAATGCTTGTTCAAACTTACGCCCATAACTCATATGTGCCCAATGAGGATTACCCTTATTACATATGACAAGGTAATCAACTGTTTTGGTGAGGTCATCTTTAAAAATTCCCCCTTGTGATTCTATAACTTTTTTCCATTCTGCTTTGCTATAACGAGCAGATGCACCAGTTAAGCAAATTGTCTTGCCAATGAGCTCAACATTGCCATGGTAGAAGTCAGGATTTTTATTATCTTCAGTACTGGATACTCTAACTTGAGGTAAACCAAAATTATTGAGTTGGATATATTTGCCCAACGTTAAACGCAGAACTTCCTTGGTATCACCACTTACACGGTTTAAAATACGTACATGATTCAAAGCAACAATTATTTCTTTATAGATTGGGTCATCTTTCAAATAATCATAACGATCCAGCCAAGCATTTAAGGCCAGTACCTCATCATCAGTATAATCACTATCACAGGCCAAACCTGCCAATACACCATGTAAACGTTGGACATCACAAGTATGTTCTTTAAAATACTTTGAGTTTTTAAATAAATCTAAATGTGTTTGAACTTCTTGGTGATTAGCCAATAAAAACTGAGGATCTTCAGCTGCTTTAAGCAACACCTGATAAAGTGGTTCAAAATGTGGAACTGTTACAGCATCCGGGTATTGTTCTACCCATTTAATTAAGGCTTCAATTTCTTGAAGTCTCACTCGGCCATCTAAAAATAAACCTTCAAAAAAACCTAAAAATAAATTGCCTAATTTACTTTGATTTGCGTTGTAATTTATACGATTTAAATCTAATTCCATAACGCCCCTAATCTAATTTTTTATAAAGTCTTGACGTTAAAATAGTAACTAAGTTATTCTAATTTCACCATAGCCAAATCTATGGTCAGGCGTAGGAACCTGTATTATTTTGACAAAAGACGCAAAAAGTCCGTCTATGGGCCTTTTTTTTGCGTAAAATTCAGCTTTGCTGCTTTTTGGCAGACTGGATAGGGCAGCCATTTGGCTGGCCGTTTCTTTTGTCACGGTATTCCTACCCCTGTTCAGTCTGTCACCATTACCGTAGGAAGTTTTGGTGTCAGGTTTAAAACTTGACAAAAGGACAAGCAAATGAAAATTTTAGCTGCTACATATTCGCATACTCAAAATAATGTAAAAGAACATAGCCCTGTCTATGACCTAGATGCTTATGAAAAACGTCAGCGTCAATTCAAACGTAAAAAACTCCTGAAGAATCTTTTCGACACTGCCATATTTGCCAGTGCTGCTGGCTTCACTTTCTCAATGTTGTTTTGGGGAGCCTAAGTCATGGTTAAAAATTTTGTGCACCTCTCGCGCACCTCTTATGTGCCTTCGCTTTTACCACACACTCTGTATCATTTCTCTCAATCTAATAAATTGGGAGTACGACCATGAATACACTTACACAGCTTGACGATGCTGTATTTATCCAAGATCAACAGGTAAAAACCGATAGCCTGAAAGTTGCAGAGGTATTTGGTAAACCTCATAAAGATGTATTACAAAAAATCCGAACCTTAGATAGTTCACCTGATTTTAACGAGCGAAATTTTTCGCCCGTTGAATATTTAGACAGTAAAGGTGAATCTCGTCCAATGTACGAAATGACCAAAGACGGTTTTATTTTCTTGGTCATGGGTTTTACTGGAGCTGCTGCTGCAAAAATCAAAGAAGCTTATATCAACACCTTTAATCAAATGGCTGCCGTCCTTTACAACAATGATGGCAATCACCAACAGATCCATGAAGGTGCTGTAGTCCAGCTAAAATCTGGTGGCCCGCTTTACACCATTAGTAAAATCTTTTATGACCAAAATGGTTATATGCAGAATGCTGAAGTCATATGGCACAACAAGGCCAATCTCTACAGAGAACTATTGCCCATTAACTGTTTAACGCTTGAATCCAAGAACCTGATTCAAAACAAAACACTAGAAGATTTTTGGGCATCACTGCACAATTTTGGAGTTGGTAAACTCAACCACAGCCGGAACCAAAATATTCTGGCACTTAATCTCATGCAAATTTACCAATGCATTGAAGGTTTACCACCTAAAAACCAACTGTCAGCAATCCTAATGCATAGCAGCAATCCCTTCCCCATTTATATGCAGCACAATCATGCGGTCAGTAGTGCCATTACCAATAAAACGGTGAAATGCTGGATATTTAATACCAAACAACAGCAAATCCCATTGCTATGGTAAAACTAAGTTTTTGGATAAATTAACTTTATTTCATCAGTGAAGCGACATTAGATGTCGCTCACCCACTATATTTTAAAACCGAAATTTATCAAAATAGACCCATGATCAACAGATAGGGGGAGAAATGCACTCAACACTTGAAATTAAAAGCCACAAGAAAATGACGGCTGAGGAAATACTTGAAGAAATTGAATATCCACTTGAGAATCTAGAAAACTTTTTGCTAGCCATGACAAAAATGAAAGTGGTTGAACGCCTAGAAGAAAAAGAGTTTTCGGCAATCATCAACACACTTCATTACCAAGTAAGCAATATTAAGCGCGCAGTTCACACCAAATGATTAAGAAACCCGGCTAAGGCCGGGTTTTAATTTTCTTATATTATTTATTTAAACTGATTGGCATAAGTTTCAACTATAGAAACTAAACCTGGGCGCATTTCTTCACGTGTTTGTCGATACAGTTGAATGAGCTTTGATTCAGTCTCTTCCAGATCACTGCTATTCATTTCTACCCTTCCCCAAAGAATATAAGGAATATTAAAGCCGTGGTCCTCGAGCAGATCCAATTGGTCAGTATCTAAGGCTGCATTGTGCTTTTCATAACGTACAACTGAGTTCTTTTTAACGTTCAAAATATTAGCAAGATCATCTTGATTAACAAACCCTAAGCGTTTCCGCTCTTCACGGAGTCGACTACCGCGCGTCGACAAATCATCATTTTTCATACTTTTTCCTAAAAAAGCACTTGATTATCACCATAAATAGTACTAAATTATGATTACTGAGTTACTAAGTAACGATTTATGGTGATTTTCGCATGAACAAGTCAAATGATCAAACTAAACAACGTCACACTGAAGGAACCATGGTTCGTTGGACCGCTGACCAGCTAAAAATCCTTCGTAAAGTTGCTTTTGACAACGACAAACAACCTGCTGTTTACATCCGTGAATTTATGCTCAAACACTGCCCGGAACTAGCCCAGTCAGAAACGGATGAGCGATTGTAATCAAAGTCAATTTTGTCTGCATAAAAAGCTACAAAGACAAACAAAATATTCACAATCTCAAACAGTTATCAATTTTCAATCGTGTGGTATTAAATGTCAGATATATCAAGACGCATAGATGACCGTCTTAATCAGATCTTCAAATTCAAAAGAGTTGGAGAATGGTACAGACAAGGCATCTGCCCACAGTGCAGCAGAAAAGAATGCTATACCCATGCGATAAAACCTCGCGTGGTGAAATGTAGCCGTTTAAATAATTGTGGTTATGAAGAACACGTCAAAGATATTTGCGAAGACTTATTCAAAGATTGGTCCAAAGAATTTCCTAAAACTGAAGTAAACCCTCATGCAGCTGCCGATGCGTATTTACGTCATGGCCGTGGCTTGGATATTGCCCCTTTAAAAGGTTTATATACTCAAGATACCTTTAGCAATGAACAAAAATATCCTGGTCTTTATACCGGTACTGTCCGTTTCAAATTAGCTGAAGGAATTTATTGGGAACGTTTTATCGACCGTCCTGAACGTTTTGGACGTCAAAAAGCAAACTTCATTGGTAAATATGAGGGATTGTCTTGGTCTACAGTAGATCTGGATGATCTTTGCAATGCTCCTTCATTTTGGATTACTGAAGGTATTTTTAATGCCATTGCATTAATCCAATCTGGTCAGCCAGCAATTGCCACCATGTCTACTGGTAATTATCCATCTGTTTTACTTAAACAGATTGCAGACCGTTGCCATGAGTTGAAAAAAGACAAGCCACGTCTGATCTGGGCTTTTGATAATGACAAAGCCGGAAAGGATGCAATTAGAAAATTCCACCTCCGCGCACTTCAGGAAAAATGGGCTTCTTCAGCTGCTCTACCTCCTCATCAGGTCAAAGGTAAAAACCTTGATTGGAATGACCTGTTTATGCACGACTTACTACACAGTGAAGAACGTGCCAAGTATCGTCATTATGGTGAATTACTCATTGCAGAAACGGCTGAACAAGCTGGTCTATTGATCTACAACTTTAAAGAAGGTCGAACCAAGACTTTTTTCTTTAATCACAATTTCCGTCTGTACTGGTTCAACTTAGATTACGACAAATACGCTAAGCGTATGAATCAGATTGAAGAAGATCCAAGTTTTGATGCCCTACTCGATCAACAAAAGCGTGAGCAAGCTTTACGTGACTGTGCAGCTGTCACCGAAATCTGCAACGCTCAGATTGATCCCCTTTATTTTGAACGTAACGAGGTTACGGGCGAAGCCTGGTATTACTTCAACGTTCAAAGCCAATGGGCAGAAAAGAAAACTCAATTTACCCCAAGCCAAATCGGTAGTCGTAGCAAATTTAAAGATGCAACGATGGAAGTCATGGCTGGTGCAATGTGGACCGGTACCGATCAACAGCTTGAATTTTTTATGAAGCGTAAGACGGAACGTTTGAAGGAAGTTAAAACTACCGATTACATAGGCTATTCAAGTGAATATGAAACTTACATATTCCCAAAACATGCTGTGCATAAAGGCCAAGTTATCCCCATTAATGAACATGATTACTTCAAAATTAAACGTCTTGAACTCAAGAGTTTAGCGAAGTCCCCTGTCATTACATTAAATCCGAAAAAAGAATTTAAGCCTTTTTGGTGGAAAGACTTTTACCGGGTACGTGGCAGTAAGGGATTAATTGCCCTGGCATGGTGGACCGGTACATATTTTGCTGAGCAAATTCGCTCAATACATAGCTCATACCCATTCATTGAAATTATTGGCCAAGCTGGTGCCGGTAAATCACGTTTAATTGAGTTCTTATGGAAATTAAGCGGTCGTAAAGAGTACGAAGGCTTTGATGCAAATAAATCAACCAATGTGGCGATTTATCGTAACTTTGCCCAAATCTCTAACCTTCCAGTTGTGTTGATTGAAGGTGACCGTAACGATGCACAAGGCAATAGTGTCAAACAAGCAAAGTTTAGTTGGGATGAACTCAAAGATGCTTTTAACGGCCGAGCAATTCGCTCTAAAGGCCTAAAAACCGCTGGTAATGAAACATATGAACCACCTTTCCGTGGTGCCATCATGATTTCACAAAACAGCGCTATTGCTGCATCTGAAGCAATCTTGACTCGTACATTGCACCTTTCATTCGACCGCAAAGGGCAATCACTGGAAACCAAACGTATTGTTGATGCACTGGACCGTATTGAACTAGAAGAAGCATGTACTTACATGACTCATTGCCTACGCAAAGAGAACGAGATACTTACAACGTATCAGGAACGCTTAAAAAGCCTTGAAGATCAATACCACAGTGTAGGCATTACACATACACGTATTGCCCTATGTCATGCCCAAATTGCAGCACTCATTGAAGCTATTGCTGAGCATGTACTCAATGGCTATCTGGACTACGAAGAAGTGGCTCCAGCACAAGAAATGCTGATGGAAATGGCGCAACAACGTGTGGACCAACTTAATGGTGATTGTCAGGAAGTTGAACAATTTTGGGAAGCTTTTGAATACCTGCAAAGTGGTAGATCTGCCCCATTCAGTCTTAATCATCATGATAACGATGCTCAGACTATCGCCATCAATTTAAATGAAGTCTACAAAGTCGCTGCCCAGCAGTACCAGAAACTTCCTGAAATTACGTTGATGAAAAACCTGCTGAAATCATCACAAAAATTCAAGTTTATCGAATCTAACCGAGCTGTTAGCTCAAGCCGTTTTCCAACAGATGCTGCAAAAAATCTGAATGCTGACAATGAAATGTCAGACCGACGCAGAACAGTGAAATGTTGGATTTTTTCTAACCCTAACTATGGAGCACCACAAGCATGATTACAAATGTTTGGGCTGAACTAGACCCTAATGAACTGCCTTTTATTGATAAGGAAATTGGTCCAGAAGATTTCAAAACTCAATACCTTTGTAGTTGGGATCCTGGCCATGACATTACCCATCAACTTAAAGATGACCAGCGCAATATTGATGAGGCTATTTTTCAGGTCAAAACCTGCATTAACAATTTGGAAAATTCGACATCACGTTTAGTACGAAAGAACGCAAAGGAGGTTTTACAAGTCATAAAACAAAATTTGAACTGGGAAAAACACCCGGAACTTAACCAGAAAATCCACTTATTACAAAGCCTGTTATATCGAGGCTAGCAATTTAAGCACACATACAGAAGCGGCAACTTCTGTATGTGCCACACAATCACCGGAGAGCAATTATGCAAAACGATTCTAACGTAGAAACAACCCAAGCGGAAATCAAACCATTTCCACGTCAACTAATCAGCGATATGTGGGATTCAAATGTCACTTTTGACACTATCCTTCATATTCCTACGCTTTTGGCATCTAGTTCAGAACAAGTATCTGATAAATTCCAAGAATTTCTTGATGATGCATATGAAGAATGGCAAAGCTCCTTGCTACTTGAACAGTGCCCAGCTCTTAAATCAACATTAAATGAAATACGTGAAAATAATGACATAAAACATTATGCAGGCGAAGTTTTGCAGGACTTCCACCGAGCTTGTGGTGATTTTGAATTCTTAATTGAGATCGAAATCAGAATCCCTTTTAACTTTAGATTTGATAAAGACGGTAAATATCAATCAAACAGTTTAGGTGGCTCATTCCGTGTGCAATGGATTTTGGCAAAAAACATGGTCGATGCTGCTCAATATGCAATAAAAATTGCTGAAGAACTTCACTCTGTAGAAGAAGCCAAAGCACGTAAAGAACAAGGCTTGGAGGAAAATTCTAATGAATCATGATGAAGAATTAGTTCAATGCTGCCGTTGTAGAAATAAACACTTGGTTAAAGATCGCTTACGCCAACCAAATAAATCTACCTATGGGCTAATGGATCTGGTGTGTCCACGTTGCAAAGCTCAAAGTTATTACAAAGTTAATGAGGTGAAGAAAAATGTCTAAATATCATTGCAAATGTGGTGGCCTTATTCTTCCCGACTTTGAATCCTTCCAGATAGGTGATGAAGTTAATTGTATGGTCGAAACCCATAAACCTATTGGAAATGGCATGGTGAGTGTAAACCAACGGGCTTTTGTAGGGACAATCCTCAAAATTAATGGAGATGAGTTCAAAATAACTTCAAAAAGAAAACAATACACGTTCTTTCGAGGCGAATTTTCTCCAATAGATGCACCAGGACCAATCGAATATTTTCGTTTAGGTAAATGTCGTTGTGAATTAGATCAGGAGCAAAAACCATGCGCGGAATAAATAAAGTGATCTTGGTTGGAATGCTTGGTGCTAACCCAATTCCTAAACAATTTCAAAACGGTGGCTCCTATGCTCAGTTTTCAATTGCCACTTCAGAAAAATACCAGGACAAACGCACTGGAGATTGGATTGAAAATACTGAGTGGCATCGGATTGTGGCTCACAACCGCCTAGGTGAAATTGCCTGTCAATTTCTCAAAAAAGGTTCAAAAGTTTATATCGAAGGCTCATTACATACCCGGAAATGGACTGACCAAAATAATCAAGAACGTTACGTAACTGAAGTTAGAGCCATTACATTTCAATCGCTCGATAGCTTGCCACAAGCAAACCCGGTTTAAGGAATAATTATGACAGCTCTTATTTTTGATACTGAAACCCATAAATTACATGGTGACATTATTGAAGCTGCTGCAATGGAAGTAGTTTTTCCTCAAATTTCAGCAGATATTCTAATTATTCCAACCATGTTTGATTTCACCAAACGTTATAAACCAAGTGAACCTATTTCACTCGGTGCAATGGCAGTCCACCATATCGTTGATGAAGATCTTGTAAAGTGTCCATCATTCAAAACATTTAAATGGCCAAAAGAGAATATCCAGTATTTGATTGGCCACAATATTGATTATGACATCGAGGCAGTAAAAAGAGCTGGTGCAGATACAACAGGAATTAAATCTATTTGTACTTTAGCTATGGCTCGCTACCTTTGGCCAACATTGGAAGCCCATAACCTAACTGCACTGGCCTATCACATAAGCCGAGACCGTAAATCGACAAGACGTGGATTAAAGAATGCACATTCAGCCTTGAATGATTGCAAGACAACCTATGGACTTTTACACACCATTGTTCAGGAAAAAAACATAAAGAGTTTTCAAGAACTGTACCTCTTTTCAGAGAAGGCCCGAATCCCTACCCATATTTTCTATGGGAAATACAAAGGTTCAGCTATTGCAGATCTTGATATGCATGCCCTCGCGTTTTTAGCTCGTAAAACAGAGGATCAATACCTTTTAAAAGCAATCGATTATGAACTATTCCAACGTTCAAATTCTGATTTTACAAATGAATTGCCTTGGTGAGAATAAAATATGGAACTTGTACGACCAGACCACCCTATTGCTCATGAAGCCTATGAAACAGTTAAAGCCATGACTTGCGAATATATTAAGATTGTGGCACGGACGTATTCAAAGACACAAACTGAAGCTGGCTATTTTATTAGTGGAATTTTCCCATGTACGCCCGATGATGGATTCAATCGTAAAGAATGGATTTCAACATTTGAAGAATTACAAGGAGTAAATAAATGACTGTAAGTGTGGACTCACTTATTGAAAAAATGCTTCTTAAATTAATGAAGCAAATTGAAGCAAAACCAATTATTCCAATTGAATGCCAGCTTTGGGATGAACAGGACATTGCAAATTACTTTAAATATTCTTTGGATTACACCAAACGGCATATTATCAGTAATGACAATTTCCCACCTAGTCGCGAACTGCCAACCTCTGCCACTGGTGATCGCACAGTATCACGTTGGAAAGCCACAGATGTCATAAGCTTTGGGATGGCATTTGATAAAACCAATATCAAATATAGTTAATAGAAAGCCACCGCAAGGTGGCTTTTCTTATGCTAACAACCGGCTTAATCCGGATGACTGATTTAATTCGTCCAGGATCTCATCATTAGTTGGGTTGTAATATGTCAAAGCCTGTTTAGGGTCTTTCCAACCAAAAATTTTGCATAAAGTAAGGGCATTTTTAATACGTCTGGCCATAAGAGAAGCTGCCTCATGTCGTGAGTCATGAAATGTTAGATCTGAATTTTCTAATCCAGCTTTTTTACGTGCCTTTCTAAAAAGTGAATCACGTGAAGAATCAGAAACAGTAAAAACTTTAGGACTCCCCTTCCGATCAATTTTTAAAGCTAAGGTCCACAGCTGAAGCGCAAAATCATCTAGCGGAACCTTTCTAGCAGTACCATTCTTTGTTTTATCCAACTGAACATAACGTTTTGACAAACAGACGTGCACAGGCAAGCGATTTACTATCTCTCCAGATCTCATTCCCGTGGCCATAGCAATAAGCCAGATCAATCCTACTTCTTGCATTTTAGTAGTTGGCACTGTTCCAGGTTTATATTTGAGTGCAGCAAGCATGCGCTGAAGTTCTTCAACCTCTGTACGTCTTTCGCGATGCGGAGGTTTTTTTGGTTTTCTAAGATTTTCAACAGGATTAGACTCAATCCACCCTTTATCCTTTCGACACCAGTTAAAGAATGAAGACAAAGTAGAATAATCACGCAGAATAGTTGAAGGCTTAAGTGGTTTAATTGTTCTTTTAGAAACTGCATCTTCCCATTGCTTTAAAAACTCCCCTTTATAACAACTAAGTGGCCAATCAGTATTTGGCAAATTATCCTGAAAATAGCGGATCCGTTGCATTTCTTTTTTTCCAGTAGCTTTAAATCTGGAAACTTCATCTGAATAACGACCTAGTGCCTCACGCATAGTAATAACAATTTTACTGTTAAGTGCCTTTTGAGTTGAATCATTTAAAATAAGATCTCGTTCAGTCTCCTTGGCCCAACGAATTGCTAATTCTTTTTTTTCTAAAGTTTTAGTAACACGCACACCATTTAAAACAACATCTGCTTTCCATTTCTTATTAGGACGTTGATAAATCGACGTACTCATTTAAATAAAATCTCCTTAATCCTTCTCAAATTCCCGACCGGGTGGAAAACGGGTGGAAACATATACCAAAAAAACCCGTGAAATACCGTAAAAAAACATAACTGCCAGAAACGACAAAGCCCCAAGCCTTTGATATATAAGGCTTGGGGCTTTGGAGAATCTAATAGATTCTGAATATGGTCCCGAGGGTCGGACTCGAACCGACACGTCATCTCTGACAGCGGATTTTGAGTCCGCCGCGTCTACCAATTTCACCACCTCGGGAGAGGAAGTATGTTTGTGTTGCGTATATTAGCGCGTTTGCAAAACTTGTCAAACCCTAACTGAATATTATCGTTCACTTTTAGATCATTTAAACATTTTTCATGATTTAGGCCAGAAGCACAGCCATTAAAAAGCGAAAAAGTTTATACTAGGCGCAATTTTTGCGGTGTTTTTCCTGAATATGCAACTGTCTGACTTTTCCTTTGAACTACCCGATGAACTTATTGCCCGTTACCCACTCGAAACACGTAGTGCTTCGCGTTTATTGCATTTAGATGCTAAGGGCCAATATCACGATCATATGTTCACAGATATTATTGATCTGTTCGAAGAAGGCGATTTATTGGTACTCAACGATACCAAAGTCATGAAGGCTCGACTGAAAGGAAAACGTGCCACAGGTGGGGCGATTGAAATTTTGGTTGAGCGTATGCTGAACCACACCACAGCGTATTGCCATATTAAAGCGAGCAATTCACCTAAAGCAGGGGCTGAGCTTTTTGTTGGTGCGGACAATATTCCCGTGATTGTGCGTGGCCGTCACGAAAACTTATTTGTCGTTGAGTTTTCACAACCAATTTTGCCAGTACTTGAGCAATATGGTCAGTTACCTATTCCGCCTTACTTCAATCGTGAAGCAGAAGAAATTGACACTGAACGCTATCAAACGGTTTTCCATAATCCAGAAAAAATTGCCAGTGTGGCTGCCCCAACAGCAAGCTTGCATTTTGACGAAGAGTTGTTAGCAGAGTTAGACCAAAAAGGTGTTAAGAAAACGTTTGTGACTCTTCACGTCGGTGCAGGTACTTTTATGCCTGTACGCACTGATGACATTACAAATCATGTTATGCACAGTGAATGGTGTGATGTTCCTCAAGAAACTATTGATTTAATTTTGGCAACTAAAGCACGCGGTAATAAAGTGATTGCTGTCGGTACAACTGCAACACGTGCTTTAGAAAGTGCAGCTCAAGCGCATGGCGGAAAAATCGCAGCATGGACTGGTGATACGCAAATCTTTATTTATCCGGGTTATGAGTTCTGCATCGTAGACCGTTTAATTACTAACTTCCATTTACCTGAGTCTACCCTGCTCATGTTAGTTTCAGCATTGTCAAATAGAGAAAATATTTTGGCTGCTTATGAACATGCCGTTAAAGATCGCTATCGCTTCTTTAGTTATGGCGATGCAATGCTGATTGATAAATTAGAAGTTTAA